CGGTGCCATTCTGTGCGTTCGCGACGCTCCCCAGACTGTCGATCTTTCCATTGGTCTGATGTGGCGATGCTAAAATTAGCGATCTTTTTCCCTGATTGTGTGTGTCTGATTTCAGGGTCTTTACCAACATTCCCGACCAAAATTACTTTGTTTACTGATCCAGCCATTATTCCAACTTCCTGATAACTTTCGAAACTTTGTTCAATTTCTTTTTTAACTCATTTTCAACCAAATTGGCGGCGCAACGGCCAGCTATTTTGTAATCAACATCTCCATTCATACCTGTTTTATAGGCATAAAATCCGACTTCACGGCAATTAACGACCCACTTTCCGGGATATAGGGTGTGGGTTTTCCCAATCCAAATGCGCAAATCTTCAAATTCAACTGACCACGCATCAGGTTCTTTATTCCCGCGCTCTCCCTGCTTGTACTGGGTAGCGTCGTTCCATTTAATATTCATTATTCTTCACCCTTGATGTTGCATCCATCGTGCTAGCTGTTTTTCTTTGCTCTTCATGCCGATTTCAATTTCTGTTTCGCAGAGCATTTCTGTAGCGATCATTTTTTCCATAACACAAATGAAATCGCCAACCTCCAGCGCCAATCTGTACTTATTGTCAAATGGTTGACCCCTTTGGACCTCGTCCAGCCCAAAACGCAAAACCTTTGTTGCACGTTGCGCAACCTCTGCGCATTCTTCAACCATAATGGTTAAAATTTCGCGCTGGTAATCTGTTAAGGGCGTTCCATCGGAAATATACCGATCAGTCATTTCATCCTCGCAATAATATCGATGCTGTTAAAACCATTGGCATATGCCGAATTTCCGACAATGCCAGACTTTGACGTTTCTTTCATGCTTTCCAGCGTGTAATGCCGGGCCTGATCCATCCATTTACCATATCCGCAATCATCGCCACGTTTGCGGCATTTGGCCGCTTGTGAGAGAGAATAACGGCGCTCTGTTTCGTGGGATATAATGGCTTCGGCATGGTCAAAGTATCGGGCGCATGCTGTTTTCAGCATCTCATGCGGTGTCATTTTCACCATGATTAAACTTCCTTAATGCTGATCCCGTGAACAGCTTGTACCAATTTGTATTTCAAGCGATACACCGGGTGTTTTCGTGTGATTGGCGACTTTACATCTTCGACAACAGCTTGGCCGTTTTCGACATATCTAAAATCCCCAATGTATTTGCAAACCAGAATTCCGTTGATTTCGATACGGTAAACTGGCTGCAATTCCAAATTTGATATCACGCCACCACGCTCTAGCAGCAGCAATTCAGCATGACGCGAAGCCTCTTTTTTGCTGTCGTACTGAATGCCATCAATTGCAACCTTATGATTGCGGTACTTCCTCATTTTGAGGGAATTCCCGCAGCTTGTCGGTATGTATCCATCAAATAGTCATGCTCTTGACGGGCATTATCTTCCATCTGTTTCAGCTTATATGTCGCGGAAAAAATTTTCACATCAAACCCAGCATGTTTTATCTCAGATTTTAATTCCTTGATATCTTCCTGAATTTCATTTTTTGCGGCATTAAGATTTTCGTACCGGTCCATGTATGCATCAAGCTGATTGTTTACTTCATTTTCGGCATGGCTTCGCATGTTGTTTCCCTCTGTTAAATGGTGTCCCCGGCTGGATTCGAACCAACGTCTTAACTGTTATGAACAGCCCGTACTAACCGCTATACTACAAGGACAAAAGAACCGGGCCGCAACCCGGCTAAGTTTGGTTTTTTGTGAGCAAATCAACATCTGGCAGAGACCAAAAACGCCTTTCTCTACTGATGATGATAATGATGGGACCACCCCATCGGAGAGATCATATCACATCCATCCTCACGGAAAGGATCATCAGGTCCGCAAACCTGATCTGGCGGGCAAAATGATCTCACCGCTAAGGTAGAAAGTACGGGCCTTGACGGGACGCTTTCGCGCCAGCAAACGGGGCTTTGTTGCTTATCCGTCTATGTATCAGAGATCAGGCTCTCATTAACATCGGCTTCCTGATTGCCGCTGTACCGTGGTAAACATCATGCAAGGTTATCACCCTTGACCGCCGAAAGGAGGGAGACGGATGGAACATAATGCTTACCACGCTAAGGCAAAGGTAGTGCGGGCCGGTCGCTACTCCGGCGGGGCGTGTCCCGAAATCAGGTCAACCGGCTAAGCCGGGCCATCACGTCAATGTTTCTCGCGCTTGCCGCCGCACCGGGAACATGTAACTAACGATTACAGGTTGCCGCTAAGGCGTAAAGGGGCGGGGAATTTCACCCCGCCAAGTTAGGCGCTCAGGGAGGAAAGCGCCGGGGAAACTCAAGTATTCATCATCTTGTAAAGCGCGTCAACCGTTACGCCCTTAACGTGGCACGTCTTTGCCGCCTTTACCACATCCTTAAATCGCTTGGGCGGAATGCCCTTTTTCGTCCAGTTCCAAACCGTCTTAGGACTGACCCCGATGTGGTGCGCAAGGTCTGTATATGAATGGAACCTGTCTAGTATGTCCTTGTGCATTTCCGCCCTCTCGTTTCTGATTGCATCCTATCACATCGGAAAAAGGCGTCAATAACTTTTCTCACGATTTTCCATTTTTTTTCTCTTGACGATGGAATTTACATGGCGCATATATAGTGCATCGAAACACAAATGATGGATTTTACAGATGAAATATAGCATATACCTTGATGAATTATATGCAGAACGCGCCAAGATTGTGGGCGCGAATGATTTGGTTACCAAGATGGTCCAGTTTTGGGCGGAATTTATCGATTTGAACGACGACGATAAAGAGCTTGCAGACAGCTATATCACCGATTTGGTCGGCGATACTGTTGGCGCACGGCTCCGCAACATCAACTATGAAATTGCGCAATTGGAAGCCGAGGAGGATGGGCCGAACCCGGCGAAGCTTGGAAAGGAGGATTTGGTATGAATGACATTGAAAATAATGCGCGCCATGAACAGGACGAAATTGGCATCTGGGAAAATTTAGACGGAAGCCGTGACTGGCCCGCGATTATCGTTACCATCCTTTTCGGCGTCGTTATCCCGCTGGCGATGGCGGGGGCTGTTTATTATTTTGCGTGGGGGATGAAATGAGCAAGATCAAGCTGAGACCGGGCGACTATGTAATGGCCGAGGACGTAGACAGCGAAGAAATGCATAACGAATTGCGGGAAGCGTTCCGGGCGGCTGGGTGTTTAGTATTAGATGATCGTGCCAATTATCAGTTCAGGGAAATTTTCGAATGCATTGCTTGGGGTGAAAGGTTTCTTTTATGGGTCGAGAGCTATGCGAATATTTGCCTTCGCCGCGTATACCCAGACCAAATTTTAGGAAAAGATGAAATGATGCTAATTGAGGCGCTAAAGCCCGGAATGCAGGCAAAGATATTGACCGGGATCGTTTATCACAACGATGATGGTAAAATCGTATGGAGAGATACGGGCAACCCGTGCAACGTTGCTGTCCTTATGCAAACGGAATACGAAATCATTAAAGACGGACCGTGGGAGCCTAGCGATGGAGACCTTGGTTATTGGGTCAGCCAGTTTACCGGGGATGTTGTTAAGTCAGAGGGCGGAAAAGTAAGCATTGCGCTGCGGACAAAAGAAGCCGCCGAACAAATGGCGAAAATCCAGAAGGTTTACACGGCGCTTATGAACATGCCGGGGGCTTTCGAGGGTGAGAGTTGTCATGTGTATTTTTCATCCAGACGTACGCGTTTTGATCACATGGCGGAAAGCCCAGACAGTATATTTGATGTGCCATTTGATACGTATGATCACATGGTAAATGCGGAAAAATACGCAAACAATCTGCTATCAGAAATGGAATAATATCTTGCAATATCCTAAATTTAGGCATACCATGGCATGAATAGAAGGAAATCAGCATGACGCCACAGCAGGTAAACGAATTTTTGAAGGATATGGGGTGGTCACAAGCCACCCTCGGGCGAATGCTCGGCAAAGACGCCCAGACAATCAACACGTATGCGACGAAAGGCGTTCCTAAAACAATGCGGGGCCTAGTGTCGCTAGCGTGTCTGGCGCTAAAGCATGGTCACAGGGTCAATGACGTTAACAAATGAGGGCGCAATGACTGACGGTATAGATAAGAAAATCAGCAAAGCCCGCGCTGAACTTTCTAAATGGCATGAACTGCGGCAACATCTAGATGGTATTGACGCAGACCCAGAAGAACTGTTTGACACCCTTGATGGCGAAACTGAACTGACTGACGCACTGCTTATGATTGCGGATGAAATCGAAGAACGCCAAACGATGAGTAAAGCAATTGGAGAGCGTATCAAGGATATTCAGGAACGAAAAAGTCGCGTTGATCATTCTATTGATACTTTACGTCAGATCATTCTTGTCACAATGTCACGGGCAGAAATACCCAAAATAAAAGGCGATTTTTGCACCCTTTCAATTAGCGAAACAAAGCCAAAAGCTGATATTTTTGATGAGGCATTAATACCAGCCAAATTCTGGAAGGCGCAAGACCCCAAGCTGGATAAGGCGGCCCTGACAAAATCAGTAAATGACGGCGAAGCAATACCGGGCGTCCAAAAAACGAACGGCGGAATTAACATTATTATTCGGAGAAAGTAATGAATAACGTTGTTAAAATGAACCATGCATCCGCACCTAGCGATATGAATGCAAGTCAGCTAAAGCTGATCAAGTCAACGCTCGCAAAAGACTGCAATGAAAGCGAATTTGATCTTTTTATCGAAATGGCAAAACGTCATGGGCTGGATCCTATTCGCCGCCAGATTTACGCTATGGTCACCAGCAAGAACAACCAAGATAAGCGGCAATTGGTCGTGGTCACTGGCATTGATGGTTACCGTGCAAAAGCCGCCCGGTGCGGGGATTACCGACCAGATGAAAATGAGCCTGAAATCTCATATTCACCAGAATTGAAAGATCCAAAGGTAAATCCCCTTGGTATCGAAAAGGCTGTTGTCACGTGCTTTAAGCAAGACAACAAGGGCGAGTGGAACCACGTTCGCGGCGTTGCCTATTGGGATGAATTTGCACCAATAACTGAAGTTTGGGAATACGATCAGGCGCAAGGTAAAAAAAAGCCATCTGGTAAATTTGAACTGCAAAAAGGTAATTGGCTGAAAATGGGCCGCGTAATGATTGCCAAGTGCGCAGAAGCGCAAGCATTACGCAAGGGGTGGCCCGAGGAATTTGGCGGGCTGTACGTTGCCGAAGAAATGGATAACACAATTTCCGCGTCCGAAGCCGTTGAACGCGCAGAAGTAGAACGCCGCCTTGCTTTGACGAACGGTAAAAATGCAATCTCAATGCAGTTCAAGGCGGGGAACCCAATTGAGGCGGTGCCAATCGGTGACTTTGTTGATCGAGTAATCAGCTTTGCAAATGAGGCGGAAAGCCCGACAGAAATCACCAATTTTATGCACCAAAACAAGCAGGGTTTAAGCGAATTTTGGGCCTGTCATAAAAGCGATGGGCTTGAATTGAAAAAGTCCCTTGAAAAGAGGATTGCGGACCTGTCATGAGCTATTCACTTTACGTGACTGGTCAGGATGAATTTGTCGCGGCATTCCGCGCCGCCGTAGAAAAGAGCGACACCATAGAGCAGGTTCGTCATATCGCGGCCATGAACGCAGATGAGATCAAAACAATGGATGATCAAATTAGGCAAATGCTGCGGACATGCGTTCAGACCCGCGTTCACTTTTTAGGATATATGCCGTGACTGATCAAAGTCGATGTGTCAAATCGTCGCAACGAGCTTGCGCAAAAACCATAGGTGATGGAATGAAATGGAAACCGATTGAAACAGCAAAATTTTACGAAATTGTGAAAGTTAAAAACGATGATGGCGGAGAGTATTACGCTGAAAAAAAATCTCGGGGGTGTACCGGAATGTGCGTTCCAAATGGTCATAAAATACATACACCACATATGCATAACGAGTGGGTGATTGTTAATATTGATGGCGAAGAGCTACATCCTATTGACGGATACCAGACCATAAACCCGGTGAAATGGAAGCCGGTTGGGGATTTGGTATGATGGAAATAATCATCCGCGAACAGCGCAACATTGATTACGCCATCAAACAATTGACGGAAATTGACCTGTCAAAACCGCACGTGGTGAAGATAAGTGAATTCAAGCGCACACGATCAACCGCGCAAAATTCACTTCTGTGGAAATGGCTAACCGTTATTGGTAACAGCGTTGGACTGACAAAAGACGAGCTGCACCTGCAATTCAAGTCGCAGTATCTCATGCCTATAGTGCTGCGTGATGACCTTGACGATTATGCTATAGATGTGCATAACAAAATTCGTGCAATGTGGGCTGGTGACGCAAAGGACGAAGCCAGCATGATCAAGCGGTTGCTGGTGAATTATATCTCAACAAGCTGGCTAAATGTTAAGCAATTCACGGAGTATCTGCACGAAATCGAAGGATACGCACGGGATGGGAAAATTGCGTTGCCATACCCGGATGAATACAACCAAGCTATGGGAATTAAATCATGAAAGCAAAGCCGATTAATCTAAAGTCTCATGAAGTCCGCGCCATCCTTGACGGGAGCAAGACGCAGACGCGGAGGGTTGTTAAGCCTCTGCGAGGTTGGGGCATGTACAATATTTGCCGACCAGACCTCATGGTATTCGGCTATGAAATTTGGTGGCATGGGCCTGAAACAGAAAGAGTTGGTGTTACCCAATCGTGTCCATACGGCAAGCCCGGCGACCTGATTTATGTTCGCGAAACCTATTACCAGCGCGGACATTGGGAGACAGTAAATGGCAAGAAAACCAAAGTCGGCAAACAGAAATGGGAATTTATCCCCGAAAGCCATGAAATCCAGTTTGTTGAACCGGCTGAATATCGCAAGGCCCGTGACGCAAAAGACCCCTTTACTGTGGCATGGCACAAGCGTCTGGGCCGTTTTATGCCACGGCGATATAGCCGGATCACACTCGAAATAACCGACGTTCGGATGCAGCGGTTGCAGGATATTACGCAACAAGATGCTTTGGCAGAAGGATGCTGCCACGACGGATGGATTCCATCATATGGCGATCCTGATAACAGCGGCATGCATGAATCAATATCTGCCAGATCAAACTATGCATTTTTATGGGATCAAATCAACGGACCCGAAAGCTGGGATGCCAACCCTTGGGTCTGGGCGGTGTCGTTCAAGCCTCACTTGGTCAATGTAGATAATATAAAATGATCCCAAAATCGCAACCGCGTAACCGGCCAAAACCGTCAACCGCCATCCGCAAATCAGCACGCGGGCAGCAATGCACGCTGCGGCTTAATTGCTGCAATGGCAACCCGGAAACCACCGTCCTTGCTCACATACGTAGTGCAGCATGGGCGGGGACAGGGTGCAAGCCTAGCGATATTTTGAGCCTGTATGCTTGCTCATCATGCCATGACGTAATGGATGGGCGCGCAAAGGACGAATGCACCGACGGGGATATATTGCGGGCGCATTGCGAAACGCTGTTGATTTTGGTGCGGGATGGAGTGGTCAAAATAAAATGAAGAAACTTCTTGAAATGTGGTTTTGATGGTGTATGATCACTTTATCGAAACAACGAACCAAGGAATGAACCGATGACCAAAATTCTCGAAATCACCAACCGCACCACCGATGCCGAAATTGACAATGCAATTCCGTTTGAAGATATGCGGAAATATGCAAAATATGTAACTAGCCTATTAGATGGTCGAGATCTCTTGCTTAATGAATATGACGATCAAATTTACGTTCTTTGGGACTGCAAATTGAATGTTGGGTTTGCAAACCAAGTTTCTTCTACTGGAAAGAATAGTCTTCCAGATTGTTCAATTTTGACAAAAAAAACAGGTCAGGTTAGTCTAATGTCGTATCGTGCAGGATGATAATAATGGGTGATGCAATGACTGAATTGAAAAAAAATAAAGAAAAATGGGAATGGATTTTCCCCTGTGAATACACCACCATTCGTGTCTTTTCTGGCAAGAACACTATTTGCATCGTAGATAATATTGATGATGCAATGGTTATTGTGGACGCCGGAAACGTCCACAGCGAAACCGGCCTCACGCCGCGCCAGTTGATTCATCAGCGCAATGAGTTGCTGGATGCGTTGAAAAATATGGCATCAGAAAGCGAGGATGCTTTCTGCGATGTAAATGCCCGTCGGCCTGATTCATTCAGGGATGCAATATTTGCATCTAACAAGATCATTGACCGTATAGAGGCAGAGCAATGACCACCCGTGAGCGCAAGATCCAATGGCTGCGAAACATTGGCCGGTACGAGATCAATAAGCTGGTGGACAAGGTCTTTCGTGAAAGAGGCGCAGACTGGTTGACAGATGAACAAATCGACGACCTGACCAGCAAGCGCGTGGCTGATTGGCGGAATGATCTACATTTTCAAATACGCAATCGCAAGCGGAGAGGAATAAATGACCATTCGAGAATGGATTAAGCAAACTTTGGCTTTCGGATTGCTGTTTTTTGGAATGATTGCGTTGCTGTGTATTGGAAGTGATTGATAATTAAAGGATCCGTGTAATGGAATATAACTCACGAGAATGCCCACAATGCGGAAATGAAATGGCGAGATGTCATGATGTATATAACGACGGGTGGACGTGTCAGGAAATGGATTGCGAAGGATACACCGAATGGGATGAAGAAGAATAAATGAAGTGCATCAAATGCGATAGCCCGGATCACCACGCGGAACTTTGCCTTGATCATTATCGGGAAAAGTTCGAGAGTGAAACTGGGTTATCGTATCCTATTTACAGATGCGTTGCCAAGTCTCATTATGCGCCAATATCTTATTTACCGTGCCATCTGTCAGAACGTCATCTTTACTTGGGTAAATTGGCAGCGCCCATTCACATCCAGAACTAATCCCGCTGCCATTCACGCAGCCGCTCACGGTTGCTGTCAGGGTCAGAACGCATAATATCGTCTTGTACTTCATTGCGCACCTTTACGTTTTCAAGCTGTCTTTCCATTCCGTCCACCCGAGCCGATTTTTTGCCCGTGCGATACACCCCGAACAGAACTGCAACCACACTAAGTGCAATGCCGAAATACGCGCCCACGCGGCTGAAAATTAGTGATAAAATGGCTGGCATTAATTGCGGCCCTTTTTGCGGTCGTCAAGGCGGGCATAAACGGTAATGCCAACGCCAACGAGGATTAAACCTAGGAAAACCCATTTCGCAACATCAAGGTACGGAACGAGAGATTGTACGCTTTGCGCTGCGTCCGTAACCTGCTTGCCGACCTCGATCAGGGCCGCGCCCGCCGTTCCAGCACCAACTACCTGTTGTCCTTTAATGGTGCGTGATTTGGCTAGTGGTCTGTGCTGGTCGAGTGCTTCCGTTGCGTCTGCGGGCGGAGGCGTATCAATATCGTTAAAAAACAAATGACCATTGGTATTATAGCAAGGCGTTTTGTCCTTGGCCCAATATGTCTTGTTCTTAACTGACGGCGTACAATAATGCGTCGCTCTGTTCGTTACATCAGGCGATGATGTTGCATTCTCTGCAATTTCGATGCATCGATTGAACCAATCACCAGACGCATTCAAAATACGCTCTCGGTTTGGGTCATTGGTATTCCAGCATGAAAACTGCCAAGGTTGCTGGCAAACCTTAGCTGGCGTATCAGGCCAATTTGGCAAATTGCATCGATTAAGGATCACATCCGCAATAGCTTCTGCGTCCTGAACGCTATTTGCCTTTGCTTCGCCGTACAAGGTGCGCGCCAAGATATCTAGATCATTCATACGCCATCGCCTTTCTGAATTTCAACTTCCAAAGCCTTGCCTTCGTGCAAAAGGCATGACGTTCCATTTCCGAATTGACGAACAATGGTAAATGTTCCCTTGTCAGAAACGTATATCACTATTAAACTGCCCATAGAAACACCAGTAATTGACGGCTTTTCACCGTGCAATCGCTTTAGTGTGTCTTTTACGTCTTGTGTCTTGTAGCATGGTCCAGCATAGGCCGAACTGATAACGGAAACTGAAAGAACAAATGCCGTAATTGCTGCCTTGATGTTCATTGTTTTATTCCTTTTTCAATGTATTTTTTAACGCCGCCATGCCCTGAGCAAATGCCAGATCCACGAGGCGTGGCTGTAAACATCCCGTCTTTGCATTGCGCCGTCACGCCAATGATCATGTTTTGCGTTCTAATTCCGTCTGTCACAAGCGCAAAGATCAGAAGGACGCCAAACACTATAGCCGCTAAAGTGGACGAAATGCAAGCCTTGCTCATTTTTCGATCTTCCGTTCAATGAATTTTTGCGCTACCGTCCGAATATATTCCGTGCCAGCAAACCCAACCGCACCGGCAACGGCAAACTTCCAATCGCTTGAAAGCCCCATAGCTGATATCCCAAATCCAGCAGACAGGGTTAACATTCCGCAAATAACGCTTTCCAGCAACCTACGCAACCACGACGGTTCATTGTCATGGTAAATTGTCCGCAAAAATGATAAAGCAAATGAAAGAAATGGGGCCATGATCTCTGGGGTCATCCAGTTATTAGCGTCTTTCCAAGGCAATGTCACCCCCATGTAGCCACGGCCCACCAAAAGACCAGATTAAAAACCAAAGCCGTAACAAAGCCGCATCCCAATTCGGCCCATTCCGTCCACCCACTTGCCAGCTTACCAAAATTTGGTAGCTTTGTCATATTGCGGTAGCACCAGAAGTAAATCACCCCCATGAGAGGATTTAATAGTAAGCATCCGCGCAATGACAACCTATAGATGTTACCACCATCAGACTGGCTAGGCCACCATTTTGACCATCCGGGGGCTTCCCCCATCATCAACAGCGGTATGCCAGCCAGCGGCAACCAATGCCCCAGCCATAAAGAGGCTAAGACACCGGTTGCCGTGGCCCATATCAATGCACCCAAAAATGAGCGGCCATGCCCCAATCCTCCGCCCCTAGGGATGCGATATAATATGGCGGAGATGATCACGGCGCATAAGTCAGGACGTCTGCCGGATCTTCCGTAATGGCTGCAATGTTGGCGTTGTTTACCGCAACATCCATGCTAGCCAACGGTGCGCCAGTGAAGTCTGCTGCAATAACTTGCCCGGATGGAATGGTAGGCCATAGCCAATATGGGTCACCTTCCGGGACGAGAATTTTTACAAACAACCCCTGATTTCCCGCAGGGGTGGTGCGAACCATAAGCGTGTCAACGCCATCAACTTTACCGATATTAACGATTTTCATAGCACTCTCCATTTTCAAGCAGTCCTTTTGATCTCAATATTGATCTGATCAGGATCAGTTAAGGAGCCTAACGCGTCCTCTACTCTAATAATGCAATAGGTGGTAGCCTTTTCTTCTGATGGTGCGTATACCCGCACTATCCCCCCGTCATAGCTGTTCACGATATAATCTGTGTCAGGCTCCTCATTCGCAAAGAAAACCCAATAAATTCCCGTTGACTGCCGCCAAACAGCTACAATTCCAGATCCCGGAAGGATGTTTTCCACAGCGCCGCCATCAACAACAATTCTAGATAGGACTGCTTGCTTTACAAGGGCAGGGGCATAATCAGACGATGTAGGCCATGCGATATCATCAAGTTCACCAACCAGTTCATCGGCGGTGGTGATGGTGCGTTCTTCATTTTCCCAAAGCGCGATTTGATCATATACATAAGCCCACACAGTGTCACGCCAAGCAATGAACGCATTGGCCTCGGCGCGCCATAGGGGATTGGTGCTGTTGGAATACGATTGTAGCGTTTCCGGAGTATCATAATTCTTGGACGCCGCCACAGATCCAATATGAGACGAGACAGCATCAATTACAGGCTTTGCTTCGGTGGGCGCTGGTGTAATCCACTCGCCATCATCCCACTCTTGCCCCGCATCTGGCACAAGGTCAGTATAACCGCTCGGAGTATCATCGTTATCTGGAATTTCCAGACTTGATGCATCCGTTACATCATATATCTTTCGCTTTGTTGCCGACCAAATACGCACGTCACCGTCGCGAACCCCAAAGCCATTGCCGGTTAATTGCGCATCGCGACATTGATTAAATGCAGTTTCGTCAACTTCAATCGATCCCTCGAAATATGACTGGCTTGTTTTATTATCACTGACATAAAACATTATACGATCCTCATATAGTACGTTGCTTGCACGTTTTTCACGTCCGTATATGTGCCGGTACGTGCGTCTGGCGAATTTGCGCTGTCGAATGTGAGATCGTACGTGCCAAAGTAACTGCCTCCAGCGTCAGTTAATGATTGCTGAAGTGCAGAAATACTTATCGCACCGGACCCAACCACAGTTTGTCTCATTTTAACGCCGCCAACTGATGGAGCAACAGCGCCGCCTGTGATCTGCTGCATCTGGTCGTTGTTCGTAGATCCTGATGATGATCCGGGCTTAATATACCGCCCTTCCGTATTCAATAAATTAATGGTTTCACCCGCCATCGGCCCTACTAAAATATTAGCCGTCGCAACAACAAGTGGCGCAGATCCGGTTACGATTTCGCTTTCGATAAGACCTTCGTTAAATTGACCTGATCCAGTTAGTCCAGATGTTAATTTAACAAACTTTACACTATTTGAATTATCAGGTAAAACTGCGCCTGTTATATGATCTAAAACAGGGAAAACCTCACCTATTTGCTTCTCCTCATAAGGATTTAATTGCGCAAAAGTTTGACATATTAATCTCCACCGGCTTGATGAATATTGAAAAACCACAGCTTGATTTGGGGAAACATCAAACCCTTGGGCGGCTGGCAGCGCAAACCTGTTTGCGGCAGTCGATCCGGATGCATCGTTGGAAATCGTCAATGTTTCCGACGCGTCAACATTGCGCAAAATAACAATCCGACCATCTACACCACCCGTTAATCCGGTAAGCGTCTGGTCACCAGTCAGGCCCACGTCAAGGCGATTAGACGTTGCGTCTAACGATAGGTTATTTGTCGTCGCCACCAACGTTTCAGACTGCGCCCCGTTAAGCGCAAATGCACCATTAAAGGTGTTTGATCCGGTGAAGTCATTTGTACCATCATCGGTCAGCCCGCCAGTGTCACCCGTGCGCGAAAACCCCGCGAAAACAGCCTCACCAATGGTGAATGATCCAGATCCAGACAGATAAGTTACATCGATTTGCACCCATCCTGTATCATCGGTAATGGCTGTTATTGTGAATACCGCAAATGCCCCGGAATATGAACGCAGAACGAGAGTTCCTTTATTCGCGTCGGTGCTGTCGGCCCACGAATTAACATAATCCCCAACATCTGCGCCTTCGGCATCCGTCTCCGAAATCGCAATAGATGTGACACTGGAAATTGTCGCATTGTTAAGTCTCACATTACCGGCAGACGGATCAGACATTGCGGTGGCGTCGTCAAATTCCCATTTAAGCGCCGCCGAAAAGTCAGTAATGCCCTTTAGCGCGGCTTGGACATTGTAATATGTCTTGTCCAGGCGCGTGGTAACCGTTCCGTCTGGATGTCCGGGGTTTGACTGGTCCGCAGGATCGCTAACCACTTTTTCAAGTATTTGCGCATCAGACGCGGCATCGATTAAATCTTGTTGTGTGATTAACGCCATTATAGATATTCTCCATCCAATCCAACAACATCATCGATATAATCGCGGTCATTGGCATAAAAAGCATCGTCGTAATTCGTGGCACGGATTGTTGATGTCATATTTCTCTGCGCGTCTTTTTCCTGAACCAAGAACGCATTTTTTGACGTTTCCGTGTTTTCGACAAGCAAAAATGTCGCCCGACGGTAATTGTCTAAATCTGTAGAAATCGCCTGTTTCGGAGCTTGTGATAATACTGCTTCATATGCACTTGGGAATGATACCACATCTATTGGCTCTACAGTACCATCAATATGCTGTAAAAACATAACATAATCTTTGGATGGATCAATTTCCAATGGCTGTGATGTTGTAATTCTCAGATTTTCGTATGACCTGACATCGCCATCTTGCGTTCCTGTCCGCGTGTTATCCGCAACCAATATTCGTTGCTGTAAAACAAGAATATCGGCCTCTTGCGTGGCGTCAAATTCCACATAGGTATTTTGCTTTATTATTTTGTTATACGCTCTCCACGCGTGTAAATGCGCGTGTAACTTGGACTTAATACCGATTGTCTCAATCTTTTTTGGGTTAATTGCAGATTGATCTAGCGGCACATAATACGTTTCAATTGCCCCATCAACAGGGTCGACCCATTCAAGTTCCACACCATCATTATAATTGTTGTTGCCAAATGAAACCGTTCTGGTCTCGCTGTTTGGCAGCTTATTCCTATGATTAAACAGCAAAATACTGTCTGCCGTTTCTTTTTCAAATGACAACTTAATCAGGCTACCCTGACGGTATGCCGTGCAAAATGCTGCGCTTGCGATAGATGATATCGTTTCTTCAAAAGACAGGTTTTGTTCGTCAAACGTATATCCAAAAGATACCGCCAAGTCCGTGCCGAAATATTCCTCCACATCGGCGATGGTGTCATAAATATTGTCTAGGTCTATCTCATCAATATTACGGTTGCCAATGCGCTGATCAGTTGATACCGCAACGATGATATCATCAATTCGATTGGTAGCCATTGGCGCGGTAAAATCAGTTCCAGATATACGCGTCGGGATTTTCCGCGTAGCATTCATATTCAATTTTCGTGACTTGATAGACAGCGCCCCAGCCGTTGCAATCGTCTTTGACCATACCGTTGTCACATTACCAAAATCGGTAACACCGGGGTCAGACAGGGCATATAAATCGCGCCATTTAACATCATCAATTACATTGCCATTAAAAGACGTGTCTGTTGCCGAAACGCGCCGCGCCCTGATGCTTTGACGCCCACCATTGGCAAGCGTTGCCGTCATCGTTGACGCACGTTCTGACGTACTTGTAGACGATCCAAGCATGGTAATTTGGAATGTCTCAGGGTCTCCCGTGGGCGTCCCGCTGGCATTAACCGGCGTTGCCTCCATTTCAAGCGTAACGTCTACTTTGGTTTGTGTTGTCCCGTCATCCTTATACAGGCCATTCTGGGCAACAAAATTATTTACAATCTGTTCCGCGCTTTCAACATCAACGATAAATGGCCCCACCCACTTGTCAGACGTGGAAACGATTGCGGGGCTTAAACCTACCGTCTCTTGCTCGTCGCTATCGCCTAAAACATCCCAATCGGCATTAACCAAAACAGGATTTGACAGCACAATTTCATTCGCCGAGACCGATAGAATTGTGTATGTGCCGGCCAGATCAATTTCGGTTGGCGTCGCGTCAACGGTAACGGTATCAACTGCATTGGTGACCGTGATCACGTCACCACTGGCGAACCGGTCGTCAAAGTCATAATCGCTATCCGTGTATATAACATCTGGATAGACAAATAAAATATCACTAGCGCCCGTCACGTTCGCGCTATTTGGTGGACGCAAAGTCTGACCATTCACGGAATTTGATTTGTGGACATTTTTTACCTCACGACCGATAGGCGACCCTACCGTTAACTGCGGGCTGTCTCCTGAATTGGGGGATGTATTAGGACTGTAAATCTCTACCGCAGTTCCAGATATCTGTGTGATTGCGGTTTCGTCATCATAAATTTCATTTGCGTTAATATCATATTCACCACGACCAACGCACATATACGCATATTCAATTTCTTGATTGTTCTCGAAAACAGATAGAGGCACAGAAAGTAAATCAGGTGTTGACCTGACGGACCCAAATATATCAGGTATCCGGCTTTGCAAGCGCGGCCTGTTTTCACGATCAGAAAGTTCATTGTTCGCGCTTTCACTACGCTTGTTGCGCTGCGATACTGTCGGAACGGTTGGTATTTTTGGCTTTAAAACATTTGCTATTACAATAGATGCAGCAGCGATCACAAGAGTTATAACAATTGCAGCAATTGCGCTAATTCCGTGCGCATAGGTTACAACGTATAGTGTGCCTTCAAATGTATTTAATCGTTCAATTGACGCCTCGTCAGAAGGCGTTACATCATTGTCTTTCGTCATTTCATTTAGGTAAATGCGCGCCGTGTCCGGGAATTTATCCCCAAACCGAGACTTGATCAATTTAAGCGCGTCGTCGGTTTCGAACACCTCCCATGTTTTCGGGTCTAAAGTATTCTCGCCAAAAATAACCTTTACCGACATACGTAATACCTGACTTTAGTAAAAAACATTGTTGCAATATCAGCCGTTTCATATCTTACACCATCCTCTGTCAGGTGCAAAATGCGTCCTTTCCAGAAAACTCCCAAATGCGGGGTTATGCCACGGCGAAACATAAAAACAATGCATGGAGATATTGGCTTAGGTATGGTTTTCAGGAACGATCTTATCTTAGTTGGATCAACGATCTTATCCTTAACCGGTAATAGCAACCCATCAAGCGCATGGCTTAAATCATGACCCACCAAATGTTTCCATGCCTCATTTGTAAAATGCGCACACTGGTAGTTATCGCGGTCAAACAAACGATCAAGAAGCGGGTCTATGCTGACCATTACAAGAACCCTCGCAACATTGGAAAACGGTTTAACGTATAAATTTCACCAGTCTGATTTATATTAAGACTTGGCGCTTTTGCGGTGAATTTTGCACCCTCACGATTAAATGCAAATTCTTTGATTTCCAATTTAACCGGACCATAAAGCGGACTTGTCAATAAATCAGATCTGTATGTTCTGTACTTAACAATTGGCTTTTCCGTAAAACCATTCGCCGCACGAACTGCGTCTAGTTCATTCGGAATTACCTGCCCTAAGTCACCAAATGTAACATCAATCCCAAAGTCCAAATCTTCGCGGTCGCCCGCACCCGTTACGCGCATCGGGTAGTATTCGTAAAAATGAACCGTGTCATCTTCAT